GCGGGGGCCTGGGGGGCCTGGACCCAGGGGGGTAGCAAGATCCCCTAAGGTGGAAGGGGGCGGTTAGCAAGTTCCCCGACCGTGGGATCCGATACGTCGGGTCAGTCGTGAAGGTGTGTGCCCTTCGCCCACGGGCTGGAGGCGTCCTACGGGATGTGTCGCATATCGGATCGCACCATACGTTGATCTTTAACAATTCGGAAAGCCGACTCCCCTATCCATGCTGCGTCATGGAGGGCTCGAGAACAGAAACCCAAAATGGATTCTGCGGCCGCTGATACCGTGCGAGATCGGGTATTGATGGCGCGTGATCGCCTAGAGCAGCAAGATCGCGGGATTAACCCGCAATGGGCTCCCTGCAAACCTTCCCGATCGCATCGGGTGGGCCATAGCATAGTGACATTGCGGGGGTATTAGTGGGCACATTCATCCCGAGTGTGTCGATCCATACCCTTTCACCCCTAGGAGATTCAACCATGGAAATGCAAACCGTTAACGCGTCCGACGTCATCGAATACGGCCCTGTCTCGGTCCTCGTGCATGGCAAGACCATTGTCGAGAAGAAGCTGTCCGTCGTGGCTCAGGCATCCGTCGCCACCAAGTGTTTTCTTGCGGCCGCATCGGGCAAGGTCGGCAAGGAGGCCCGTCTCGGGCTCGCAGCCGATGGCATGAGCATGATCGCGTCGTCTGCCCTGCGTGGCAACTACAAGCCCCTTGCGGAGGCTCTGGCGAGCCTTACCGGCGAGACCTTGACCATATCTAACCGCTCGGCCTTCGAGTGCCTTGCAGACCGTTATCGCGACCGTATCGCCGACCTCAAGAATGGCGGGTACACCACACGCAAGAAGGACGGCGTCACCGTCTCTGGCTCCAAGCGCACGTCGTATGAGCAGTGCATCACCCTGATCGAGCGTGTCCAGGCCTTCTGCGCGGCCGAGATCGCCAAGCGCCAACAAGCCGTCTAACCCGCGGGGGGTTAATCCCCCCACCCTTTGGAGTCTTACATGCCCATCGTCCACCGTGTAGCCAAGGGCACCATGCCCGCCTTCGAACCTTCCCGCCTATCCACCCTCATGGCCGTGCGCAGCACTCATCCATCGAACCGCTCGCAGGGCTTCGCCTCCGCCGCGTCCTCCATCTCCAAACACGCCCAAACCTTCGGCTTTCGCTACCCTGGCACCCGCCGCCGACCCCACGATTAACCCACGTGTGTATACATAGTTATATTAAGACACACATTCCGACTGTCTAATTAGCTGTCTAATTACTAAGTGCTTGATTCCATTCAGTTATTCGTTGTAATAAGACAATTAGACAATTAGACAGTAAAAAGAGTCACTATATAGAGAGCTTCACGTCCATGATGGACTACGCGAGGCCCTGGGGAGGTCTGACCCTACGCCACTCTGCCTAATTGTCTTATTGCCCCCGTGGACTCTCGATTTCCCCAATCAAATCAATCACTTACAAGCGTTTGGTAATTAGACAGCCTAATTAGACAAGCGCCTTTTCACCCCCTCGAAACCCCAAGTTTGCTTAAATATTGGGCAAATTGCCGCATCCATCAATAGCACAACTAACCAGTATCATACCATTTTCGTTACCAGTGTCTTACCATCAACACTATCTTTCGCACGCAAACACTGATCTAACCGCTCAATCCCCTGATAATGTGCTAACATACCATTGTGATGCACAACTTACCATCACCTAACCACTATCAGGATATACACACATGAAAACCAAGAACGTCAATCTCAAGCTGTCCGTCGCTGAACATCGCCTACTCGCGGACCTCGCGGCCCAGGAATTCATACCCACCACGATGCTACTAAGAAAACTATTCCTAACGCACGCCAAACAAACCAGTCCCCAACTATTCCAGATCTACTTGGATAAGACGCGGGTGGTCAGGGATGGTACCTCTAACCACAAGAAGCCCTCGACTCCCGATGTTGACTTGGAGGGTATCGAGTTCGATGAATAACCCCTGCCCCCGATGCGGGGACGACGTCCCCCAACCCCGCCAACGCCTTGGGTACAAGCTCTGCCTCGCATGCGGTGAGGCCAGCGCAAGGATGGAATTAAGACGCAAGGCGTCGATGTGCCTGCCCATCAACAAGTCCACACCCACCTACATCTCTGACCCGATGCTACTGCATCAACTAAACCCTAAGAGGACCTAACCCATGAAGCGCAACCCCGAAAGTTTTCCCTACGACACCATGGTCGGTATCGGCATGGCGTTGATCGCCATCTCCCTGGTCATCATGTTCACCGTGGGAGTCCTGGTCCTATGAAGCGATTACGCAAACTCATCCACCACCTCAAGCCCTACCGCATCTCCATCTCCGATGGGATGGACATCTTCGAACACAAAGCCTGGTCATGGTCGGAGTCCCTCGCATGGGCATCAGCCTACCCCACATCGTGGGGGTCAGCACTCATAACGCGCCGCGGCCGCGTCGTCGCACTAAGGGATGGGCAATGAACAAGTTCAGAGTCGAGCCAGACGGCAACACCTTCGCCATATACAGCACAACGTTTGTACGCAACATCGCAACCGGGATGCTAGAAGCCCACGCCCGAGACATCGTAGACATCCTGAACGTCGTGGGCGATCTGCGCACTAAACACGACATCCCGTCACGCGAGATCGTAGCCATGTGGAAAATCATCCAAGCAGCCAACATCGAGGAGGAACAAGCATGAACACCGCAGAACTAACCGGACCCGCCCTTGATTGGGCGGTGGCAAAGTGCGAGGGATACACAGGCTTGCACAAAATTGCAGGACGTAGGCCACACGAGCCGCAACTTGGTATCTATCCCCCTAGAAAAGAGTACGGGGTGATGGATTTGTGGGAACTAAGTTACTCAACCGACTGGGCGCAAGGTGGGCCGATCATTGAGCGGGAGAAGTTGACGCTCGATCTAACCGACGTGCTGTTTGACCATGAGACAGGCGAGTGTGTGCAGTTGGACAAGCCGGCATGGTGGGCTAGTAAAGATGATGTAACCGGTCGTGGCCCAACCCCACTAATCGCCGCTATGCGCTGCTACGTAGCATCGAAACTTGGAGACAACATCGACATACCAGAGGAGCTCATAGATGCTGAGGAACGTTAGCAACCGCGAAGCGCGTGCACTGGTACAGGCCAGACAAGAGTTCGAGACCAACACCCAAACCATCCAAGCATGTTGGCGTAACAAGAACCTCTACGTCGTGTACAGCTACGGCCCGCACTTCCCCATGTACATCTACGACACCGAGGTCAACCAGTGGGTGGGCAACAAGGACCGCTACTCCCGCACCACATCGAACCATCAAACAGCAACCCACCCTGGCGACGTCTCATTCTGGTTGGACAGGAACGGCATGCAAGACCTGATCAGCGCGGGACGCTTCGCCGAGTACATCGCCACCAAACTGGAGCCAGCCCATGCTTAAGGACGACGAACGCCACGTGTACAACGAGCTCATACGAGCCGCCAAGAACGACGACCTGGCCCTGGTGGAGTGCATCGACGTCGAGACCAACGAACCCGTAGCCGTGTTGTGTCTTGTAAACCACGATGCGAACACCTATGACTTCCTGCCTGTTGCACAACTTGTAAGTAATCCTTACGAACGCTTCATCCCACCGTGCATTTGAAGTACATTCCCCCGTCACTTACTAACTAGGAGTTCCCATGCGCTACTCGCATATCCTTACATCCATCACGTCTCAGTTCCAAGCTGCTAACGGCCACAAGGTCGTCCCCTTCATCCTCGGTGCACCTGGCGGTGGCAAGTCCGCTTGCGCTCGAGAAGCCGTCCGAGCCCTGGGTATCCCCGACGAACGTGTCGTGGAGTTCACCGCGTCACTGCGTGACCCCGTCGATGTGCTGGGCACCCCGGACAACAAGGGCGAGTACACCCGTTGGACCCCACCCGAGGAGTTCTATCGCATCCGTGCCGGCCAAGGGCCTGCAGCACTCATTCTTGAGGAGTTGAGCGACGCGCCGATCCCCATGCAGAACGCGTTGTGTGGCGTGATCTACGACCGTAGGGCAGGTGCGCTGCAGCTGTCCGAGCAGCTGTACATCGTTGCAACGGGTAACCGTACCGAAGACAAATCCGGTGCCAACCGCATCACATCCAAGCTCGCAGGCCGTACGCGCCGCTTCGACTTCACCGAGAACGTAGACGACTGGACCGAGTGGGCACTCGACAACGACATCCGCACGGACCTGATCCAGTTCATTCGCTTCCGTCCCAACCTGCTCTCTGAGTTCGACCCCAACCGCTTCGCCAACCCCACGCCCCGCACCTGGGAGCGTGTCAACCTGATCCCCGAGGCACTGCCCGCCGATCTCTACTTCGATAACTGCGCAGGCGAGGTGGGCGAAGGCGCAGCTGCAGAGTACACCGGCTTCAAACGTATCTTCGAGGGCCTGCCCAACATCGACGCGCTGCTGCTCGATCCCAAGGGAGCCGACGTCCCCACCGACCCCGCGGTGCTCTATGCCCTGACGGGCGCACTCGCTCGCAAAGCGACCAAGGACAACTTCGACCGCATCACGGCCTTCACCAACCGACTCACCCCTGAGTTCGGTGTCATGTGCGTCAAGGACTCCATCAAGTACACGCCTGCCATCAAGTCCTCACGGGCTTTCGTGGAGTGGGCATCGACCAACGCAGAAGTGCTTATGTAAACAACGCAAGGAGAACATCATGATGGATCGTGTTAGCAAGCTCAGTGACAAAGCCATGCTGGTTAAGCTCACCACACGACGTGTGGGCCTGACCAAGAAAGACCAACACCTGACTGCGCAGCTGCAGTCGCAGGAGAACGACGCCTCGATCACCGTGCTCACCAAACTGTTCAAGGATAAGACCGGACCGATCCACAAGATCATGTCCCAGGTCAACGGCGTCTACGCATACCACAAGACCAACACCCTGCCCTACATCGACTCGGGTCCTCGCATCCTGCCCAACACCCTGTACTTCGAGTACACGCAGGAGGTGAAGCAACGCATCGCCGTGGTGGAGGCCCTGCTCGATAACTACATGCCGGTCTACGATCAACTGGTGGCCGAGGACATCGCCTATCGCAACTTCGGCAAGGCCGTTGGACGGGCGGACGCAAGCGAGTACCCCACTGCGGACAAGTTCCGATCCTCGATCTCGATGGACTTCAGGTTCCAACCCATGCCGGACTCGAGGCACTTCCTGTTTGACCTCAACGATGATGACCTGCAAGCCGTCGCACGGGCCGAGGAGGAGGCTGTCGCACAGGCCAACGCCGACACGGTCAACCGCATGCTCAAACCCCTGGGTGCCCTGGTTGAACGCCTCAAGGAGTACCAAGGCGAGAAAGGCGAACGCTTCCACAACGCTGTCATTGAGAACGTCTTGGAGGGTTGCTCGATGGCACGCAAGCTCGCACTGAACATGAACGACGGCCTGGCGCACGAGATCACTGCACTGGAGACCATGGCCAAGGGGTACCTCGATCACGTCGAGATCATCAAAGCATCCCCGCTTGCCCGTGATGAGGCACGCCGTCGGTTGGCCGAGGCGGCTGACAAGATGGCTGCATTCTTCTGACATGTGGAAGCGACGCATGCCGTCTGCGCCTTGGCGCAGCCAGACCATCGGGATCAACGTGGTGCACATGAAAAACGGGAAGGCCATCGTCAACATCTTCGTGGACGGGGCACCTCGTTCGACCATCAACACCGACTATCACCTCAGCGTCAACCAAGCACTGTTAATGGTGGCCGCTAACAACATACTCAATGAGGAACCTTATGAGACAAGTCAGTAAGCTCGATCGGGCCAAGGTGGCCATCGTCACGCAGCATCCGTTCTTCGCCTCCATCCTCTTGAAGCGCAAGCTCATCGAGGACACCACCATCCCCACTGCAGGCGTCGATCAGCGTGGGCAGATCTACTACAACCCCACCTTCGTTGAGTCCCTCTCGGTCGATCAGATCGTCTTTCTCATGTGCCACGAGATCGGTCACGTCATCGGTCAGCACGCGGCACGCCGCGGCGCTCGACACGCCAAGAAGTGGAACATCGCAGGCGACGCTTGGATCAACGACATGCTCAGGGATGCCAGTGTCGGTCAGTTCATCGAGGGCGGTGTCGATATGCCTGGCTCCAAGGACGTGACGGTGGACTCCATCTACAACGGCCTGCCTGATATGAAGGATGGCGACGGACCTGGGGGTATCGGGGACGACCTGCTCGATCGTGGCTCACCACTCACGCAAGACGACATCAGCCGCATCGAAGCCGAGGTGCGTGTGGAGATCGCCCAAGCAGCCCAGGCTGCGAAGATGCAAGGCAAGCTGCCCACCTCCCTGCAGAAGATCATCGCTGAACTGATCGAGCCGCGCACGCCGTGGTACGAGATCCTCGAGCGTTACATGGTCAACTTCACCAAGGGTGAATACAGCTGGGCTCGGCCTAACCGTCGTTTCCGCGACGTCTACCTGCCTTCGGTGGGCAAGGTCGCCAAGATGGGCGAAGTCGTGATCCAGGTCGATGTCTCGGGGTCCATCACCAAGCGTGAGCTCGACTACTACAACGGCCACCTGCAACGCATCATCGAGCAGTGCAACCCCGAGCGTGTACACGTCTTATACACGGACACCAGTGTGCGTAAGCACGAAGTCTTTGAGATCGGGGAGGAGTTCGGCCTCGAGTTCTACTCGGGTGGCGGCACCGACATGGAGGCTGGCTTTAAGTTCGTGGATGCCGAGGGTATCGAGCCCGATGCCTTTGTCTGTCTGACCGATGGCCACACGACGTTCCGCGCAAGTAGCAAGCCCACCTACCCTGTGATCTGGTGCATCAGCACCGACACCATCACCGCGCCTTACGGCGAAACCATCCACTTCGAAATGGAGTAATAGCATGTCCACCAAAGCAGATAAGTTTTACGCCACCGATGTTGAATCCCGAATTGAATCCCTCATTGAGATGTACCGCAAGCTGCTCCAACGCTGTCACTCAGCGCTGGCCAAAGACGCAGACCAAGAAGACAGAGATGAACTGCGCAAAGCCCTAACCAAACTCATTGCTTAACTGGAGAACTAACATGGCACTCGTTCGTATCACTCGCAAGCTCATCGAAGACGTCTCTACCACCTGCCACCGCATGCTCCAAGCGGAGTGCGAGCAAGACATCGGTCCGATCATCGCTACCTTCAACGGCCAACTCCACAACGACTTCATCGACCGCGTCACCTGGGGCGATCACCTGCACCTCAAATCCCTGATTCCCAACGACTGGCTGCGGTCTACCAGTTCGGTCTACCTGCGCTTCACCCTCAACGACAATCGACATATCAACGTGGAGTTCAGAGACCTGAACGTCTCGATGCGCCCCGGACTTAACTACACTTCCTACGATCCACCGAAGATCAACCTCGATAGCATGTACCACCTGCGCGAACAGTTCCCCGTCATTGACGAAATCTACAAGGCCGTCGATCAACAGACCCGCAAGCGTGACCTCGAGGCACGGTGGAAGAAGACAAGAGAGGATGTCCTGGCCTTCCTCGATAAGTGCAAGTCACTGAACGAAGCACTGAAGCTCTTCCCCGCAATTCGACTCTACATCCCCGCCCAGTATCTCGCTGAAGTTGATCGCAAGGTCGTGCGTGAGAAGGAAGAGCGTAAGGACTTGCTATCCGCCGAGACAGTCGAGGAGTTGACCGCTGCTGCCATGGCAGCACGTCTTGCAGGTATGGTGAAAGCGTGAAAAAGGAAGCAGAACGTCTAAACCGGAACATCTACATCCGCTCTGAAGGTACAAACGTGATGGACACATGGCGGCGCTTTGGGTATATACCTCCTAGCGAGCAGCCCGAGTACCAAGCCAAGTGGAGTGGGTACCAGTCACTACAACATCGCCGACACCAAGGACCTAACGATGCCTGACCTGAAAAGCGAACTTGCGAAACTCCAACAACTTCATTTCGATGACGAACCCACCTCAGTCAAGGCCGTCATCGTAGAGCGAGACATCACCGTGACCAACACCGGCAAAATCCTGCAGTTCATCAGCGACCACCCAGGCTCCACCCGAGCGCAGGTGTCGGAGGCGATGAAAGAGCGCTATGGGATCTCGCCCAACAACACGGGCTCGATGATGTCTCAGATGGAGAAGAAGGCCTTCGTCAGCGCCAAGGGTACGCCCAAGCGCTACTACCGTTCAACCAAGGAGTATCACCCAGACCCGGACAACAAGGCGCTGGCCGCTGCACGCCAACGACTGGCAGAGAAGAAGGCCGCGGGACTCATCAAGCCCAAGTCCAAGTATCACCCCGTCACGCCACTGCCTGCCGTTCAGCACTCATCGATGAGTCTGGTGGTGGATCAGATGCCGGTCGGCCAGGCCCGTCAGTTGTACGACGAGCTCAAGAAGATCTTCGGCGATAAGTCATGAAGGGGTTCGAATGGCTTGTGCAAAACACACCCGAGGTCAAGGAGGAGGCTCCGAAGAAGGCCGACAAACCGAAGGAGCCGCTTGTGCAGTGGACCGCACCGAATCGCAAGAAGTACAAGTGCCCCGACTGCGCAAGACAGGTCACCGCACTGAAGAAAACCATTCTTGGCCGCAGGCTCTGCTTGAAGTGCTTCAAGAAAAAGATCTGAAGGACAAGCACCCAAGCGGACTGCCCATGGCCATCTGGAACTGGCCATTCAAAACACCTGCAGAGCGAGCCAAAGTCATGGCATGGAACCGTAAACAGGAACGCAAGACCAAGCAAGACAACCTTAACAACCTAGGAGAAGCATTATGGTAAGCAGAGTTCAAGATGTACCCGCAGAAAGAGATCAACAACCGTTCATACGTTACCGCGGTTTGATGTGGCTCCCCCATTACAACAAGAAGGAACACTGGGTTGCACCCGGTGGAGAGACCAGAACCACCAACGAACTCCTCACACTCGGTGGACAGATTGAGTACACGATGTTGTGGCCCAGGTATTGGACGAGTAACACCACCTCCAGGGCCGTCGTATGAAGACGCATACCTTTACAGCGGATGACTTCGAGGTATTCAAAGCTAAGGTGCTGTCTCTCGTTGAGCAGATGGGTCTGACTGAGTGGCACCTTTCTATCAAGCATGAGCAGATCGGTGAACGTATTGCTGCACAGACTCAATACAACACTGTAGGCAAGAACGCATCGATACGGCTGACCCTCAACACGGAAGGCGATTACGGCATCGAGTGGGACCCAGAGAGACTCGCTTTGCACGAGGTGCTTCACCTACTACTAGCCGACTGGTGTGAGACGACTGCAAAACTTGGAAGCCCTATCCACGACCTCGTAATTGCTCAAGAACATGCCGTACTGAACCGCCTCATGAGGATCATCAAATGACACGAGACGACATTATCAAGATGGCGCGAGAGGCTGGTTTTAACCCAGTCTCATACACGGGCGCAAACCTCGAATTATTTGAACGCTTCGCCGCACTTGTTGCAGCACATGAGCGTGAGGCGTGTGCGAAGGTGGCAGACGAGCAGGCGCAGGACGAACCATACGGTCACGCAAAATTCAGGTGCGGCAATATCGCATCCGCCATCAGAGCAAGGGGTGAGAGATGAGGACACCCATGGTCTATTCAGCGACGGACATCAAGTGTTGGGATGTTTCTAAGCAATTGAAAAATGGCTTGTGGGCGCCAGCCAGACCAGAAAGCTGGTCTGGGATCAACATCAAAAAGCGCGTTACGGCTGCGTGGATGGTGTTTACCGGAAAGGCGGACGTGCTTGTGTGGGGTGAGCAATGACTCGCACTGAGATCCTGCGCATGGCGAACAACGTCGGCCTTGGTCGCCACACCGATCAAGTCAAGTGGTTAGTCCGTCAGATTCTCCGTAAACACAAACCGCTGACAAAAACCGAGCAGATGTATCTCAACCATCTTACTCAGCCTTACTCGCTCATTGAGCTATCAGAGCACTTTGGTTGCACAACAGAGGGCGCAAGGAAGCATCTAAAGGTCTTGATGTCAAAGGGATTGATCGAAAGAGAGTCGCGCTACAAGTGGGCAAACGGCAAGCGAGGCGCGTGGGCATGGTACTACCAAGCAAAGGACACTATATCGAAATGAATTCAACGCAAGAAGCGATTCTGCAGTTTCTCAAGCAGCGTCGTAACCCCGTCTCTGTCTACGATCTCGCGGCCAAGTTCAACATGTCCACCGACGGCATTCGGATGTCCATGAGGAGGCTTGCCAAAGCCAACCTGGTTCGCCCTGAGAAGCTCTATATCAAGCGCCCAGGGTTCAAGAGAGCCGCATGGAAGCTGCACTACAGCGCCGTGAAGCCGAAGACCGAGGAGACGGGACAGTACGACTTTCACAACCCATTTGGACTATGAGCATGAAGGAATACATCAGCGGTGAGAGCGTATGGCGAACGCCCGAAGAATCACCACCGCCGTTAGGCGTGAAGATGCTGCTGTTGAACGCAGGCGGTGTCTGCGTCATCGGGACATGGGGTAACTGGGCCACGGCCTGGGCACCGCTCCCAAAGGTGCCATCGCATATCAAGGAGAAGCTCGCCCCACGACGACACAAGAACGACGAATGGCAGCTGCATGCAGGAGACATGGCATGAGCGCCGAGCAGAAGTTCTGTACCAGCTGTTACTCCCCTCGGGCTGTAGAGGGTGGACGCATGCGCCGCCGCGCTGATGGTAAGACCCGGTTCGTCTGCATGCTGTGCTTGGGAGCCATCAAAGGCGGGAACAACGACCACGCCTGGCTCAAGCGGACCGAGACCCGATCGCACAGGCATTCACCTGGAGTGTGATATGTGTTAGTATGTTATAAAGCATTTCGCTTGGTCGGGAGACTATTGCGTGTCAGAAACGGACTACATCGTACGTCGTGTAGAGCACACTCCGCAGTCGGAGAATGCGTTGCGTTTCATGCAGAAGCGGTGTCTTCCACACGATCAGGTCCTATCGCCGGCCCAAGGCTGGTGGTGGATCGTCTACCACAAGGCAGAGTTAGCAGGTTTCGGTAGTATGATGGTGTCCACCAAGTGGAGTGATTGCGTGTATCTGTCACGGGCTGGGGTTCTCGAAGCACATCGCGGCAAAGGTCTCCAGAAACGCCTAATCAGAGTGCGCTGCAGGTTCGCTCGAGCCATCGGGATGAACTGGGCCATCACGGACACCACCGACAACGTCGTTTCAGCCAATTCACTTATTTCGGAGGGCTTCAAGATGTTCGATCCAACGGAACCCTGGGCGCACAGTACAAGTCTGTACTGGCGCAAGCCTCTTGCCGTACAAGGATCCGGCTAAACGCCGAGCGGCGCAGAAGGTCTACTCTAGGGCCTACTACGAGCGCAACAAGGAACTGCACCGGGCCAGGTCGAGACGTTCGTCCAAGTCAGCAAAAGACAAATGGAACGCCTTCAAGTCCTCGCTTGCATGCCATCACTGCGGCATACAGCACCCCGTGCTCATCGACTTTCATCACATCGACCGTACACCACCCAAGCACGCAGTCAACAAGCTGGTGCAAAGCAAGCGGTTCAAAGCTGCGATGGAAGAAGTCAAGAAGTGCATCCCCTTGTGCGCCAACTGCCACCGCCTTGTACACCACGATGAGCGGCAAGCAGAGAAGGCCTTACGCAAAAGAAAGAAGCCATGAATGAAGATGACATCACCCGCCGACTTGTACGCATCGAGACTAGGTTATCCAAGCTCATGCTGCACTTCGGCCTTGACCCCCTTACAGGAAAACCGGAGCACAAATCCAATGAAAGCAGACGAGATTCAAGTGGGCGGGACCCACTACAAGGACATGGCAGTACAACCCTGGACGGTCATGGAGAGCGTCCTTACCCGTGAAGAGTTCATCGGGTTCTTGAAGGGCAACATAATCAAGTACGCCATGCGCCAAGGCTACAAGGACTCACCGGACGCGGGCAAGCTCAAGCACTACAAGCAGAAGCTCGATGAGATCTTGGGTAGGACATCTTGGTGACCCCTCAGAACACCGGCGCTCGAGCGATCTACAGCAGCAACATCCTTATCTACGCGCTATCCGATGGCTACCTGATGGAGATTGACGCCGGCCCCAACGACTGCAAGGCCGTCTATGGCGAGTCGTTGCAAAGCCTTGTCGAGGAGTTGAAGGCGCACATTGTGGCCACGCGATTGGAGAACCGATGACTAAATCATTTTTCAGATGGCTCAAGAAGAAGATGTTCCAGGCCGAGTTCGAAAATGCACTTGCAACTATTGAACCTGAGAAACAGACGTCGTCCCTCACTACCGACGACCTGACGCAGCACACCCGCTTTGGTGTGATCAAGGCCATGAACGGCATGGCGGTGGCCGTCTCTTCCTACAAGCACAACCCTCACGGGCCTGACTGGACCACCGAGCTCTACCTGGTTCGGGAAGGCGAGAAGCTCTCGGACGCATTTACTACCATCCTAGCAATGAAGGCAATCAGCAAATGAGTAAAGAAGATATTGAACGCGCACTCTATGGATTCGAACACATCGCCGGCTTGATCAAGCTCGGCCTCAGCGACGCGGCCCTGAAGTCCGCGGATCGGCACATTCAACTGCTCAAGCAGATGCTCGAGCAACAGCAGAACGCGCAAACCCAATAGAAGATGTCGCAGGCGTCACTAGGCTGGCAGATCTGAGGGTGCGCTTGCGCCGTATGGGGGTGGGTTTGTGACGACGGGTTGTCCCGCATACGGCTCCTTAAGGCACTACGGGGGAGGTGCAATCTGCTATTCCCCCACGATCAACTAACTAAGGATAACCATGAAACCTGTCTTCCTAGACTTCGAGACTTACTGGGACAACACCCACTCACTGACCAAGATGTCGCCCACCGAGTACGTGACGAGCGACAAGACCGAGATCATCAGCTGCGCAATCAAGGAAGGGATGGCAGGCGAGACCTACGTCGTCTTTGGTGAGAAGGAAATCGGCAAGGCCCTGCGGGCGATCGACTGGACGGATGCGATGTGCATCGGCCACAACATGGCCGGGTTCGACTCGATGATCGTGGCATGGCGCTATGACATCAACCCGAAGATGTGGGGGTGCACCGCAGCGATGGCTCGCTCGGAGTTCTCCAAGACAGAAGCGTTCGTCGGTGGACGGATGCAGACCGGTGTGTCGCTGAAGAAGCTCGCCGCGGAGTTGACCACCCGACGCAAGCTGGACCTGGAGGGCACCAACACCAAGGGCAAGTATCTCAAGGACTTCACGCCCGATGAGATCGAGGCCATGCGGGAGTACAACAAGGTCGATACGGACCTGTGTGCAGAGTTGTTCGGCTTGCTGGTCAAACGTATGCCAAAGAACGAGTTGGTGTTGATTGACATGACGGTACGCATGCTGACCGAGCCGCAGTTCGAGCTCGACTTCAAGTTGGTGAGCGACACCATGGTGCAATGCCAGAACGAGAAGCGCGACATGCTGATCCGATTGGCCAAGCAGCTGGACATGGCAGACCTGGTGGCCGAGAGCCTCGAGAATGGGACCCCCATCGAAACGCTGGTCAAGTCAGAGCTCGCCAGTGCGGCCAAGTTCTCGGCGCTCCTGAACAAGCTGGGCGTGGAAGTTCCTACCAAACCGTCACCCACCAACAGCGAGAAGATGGTGCCGGCGCTGGCCAAGACCGATGAGGCCTTCATCAAACTGCAGGAACACAACAACCCCCTGGTGGCCACCGCAGCGAGAGCTCGGCTGGACGTGAAGTCCACCCTGCTCGAGACCCGCCTTGAGGCGTTCATCCTGGCTGCACGCTCTGTGTCAGGCAAGCTGCCGGTGCCTTTGAAGTACGCCGGTGCCGACACCACCGGGCGCTGGTCGGGTGAGCAGTACAACATGCAGAACCTGCCGCGGATCCCACGCGACAAGGAGGGCAACATCATCCCTCGCCCATCGAACGCCTTGCGTCTGAGCTTGTGTGCGCCTAGGAAGTACAAAGTGATCGTGGCCGACCAGTCGGGTATCGAGTTGCGGGTCAACCACTTCCTCTGGAAGGTGCCGTCCTCGATGGCGTTGTACGCATCGGACGCCAAGGCAGACCTGTATCGAGCCTTTGCTGCAGCACGGTATGGACTTGAGCCGGATCAAGTGTCCAAGGATCAACGACAACTGGCCAAGGTCGCCCAGCTTGGACTGGGCTTCGGAGCCGGTGCACCGACCTTCCGCAAAGTTGCTAAATTGATGGGCGGGCTGGACTTGTCCGAGGAAGAATCTCTAGACATAGTTAATACTTGGCGCGAGGAGTACAAGGAAATTGTTAACGGCTGGCAGGGCTTTCAGGAGTCCCTACCCAGCATCCTTCAGGGGGTCCACCGCGAGATCGATCCGTGGGGAATGTGCATCGTTGAGAAGAACGCCGTGCGCCTCCCATCAGGCCGCAAGATCCACTACCCCAACCTTGGACGGGCTCGCGAAAATGGCAAGACCGAATGGTGGTACGGCTGCGGCAGGACCAAGGCACGCATCTACGCCGGGAAGGGTGTGGAGAACTTGGTGCAGGCCTTGGCCAGGGACATCATCGCCGATAACGCCTTAAAATTCAGACGCTTAACGGGACTCTCGCCAGCACTCACGGTGCATGACGAACTGGTTTACGTGGTCCCCGAGAAGGAAGCCGAAGGCCTGTTGGCCGAGCTCCAAACCATCATGCGATCACCTGTTGACTGGTGGCCCGAATTGGTGACCTGGAGCGACGGAGACATGGCGGACCGTTACGGCGAAGCTAAATGACGCTATAAACACTTGAACGTTGGTATCACATGATGTAGGCTGTTGCTACCTTAGTGTGATTGTGAAGGCCTACACATGGTCGCGTACGACCTGGCACGTGCAAGGCTGGCCGTGCAGTTTTTGGTAGACAGTTCCTATTTTTCTCACCACATCAAGAAGCTGCGCTCTACGGTCAGCAAGCCGCGGTCCATGCCCTTTAAGGACGATGCGGAGGTGCTTA